CGGTCAGGACTCTTCACCAGCACTTCCAGCGCTACGCTTTTCTCATCCTCCGCTTTCAGTGCCACCTTTGCCAGCTTGCAACCCGGATTCTCCGCTCTCTTTTTCTCGATCAACTCCTTTGTAATTTCCATAACCTTTTAATTTTTAATTCTTTAATTTTTAATTTATACGTTATTGTATTCCACTTCCAGCACAAACAGTTCATACTGCTTGTTCAGTCCCATTTCCGTATTCACTTCTCGCCCCTGACTCTGGAATTTGGCCAGAATCGTATCATTCACCACTTTGTTATAACCGTCCACGAATGTCACATTGATAGGAAACGGCTTGATGCTCAACAAGTCCCCTCCGCAGGCACCTTCCAATGCCACCGCTTGGTTCATCATCATCGTAATGCTTCCCGTATGGTCTATCTTGCCCATGCTCCAGCTCGTAGCCCTGCGGCTGCCTATCGTGTGGTTTTTCTGGTGTTCCTGTGTCGTGCCGTACTCTATGGCCGTCACCTCTTCCCACACCTGCCCCAGCGCCGTTATCGTGGCATCCCCGCCGTCATACGCTTTTCCGTCTCTTCTTATCTTCATATTGCCTCCTCGTCAACTAAATAGAACTCTTAATATTCACCGTCCCTTCGATGGAACCGATACACCCCATAGGCATCCACCGAAAGAATACCTCCAGCGTCCGTTCCCCGGTCATCAGGTTACTGTCTTCATCCACTTCAGTTTCTCCACCGCTCAGTTCCTGCTTGGCCGCCATGTTCGCAAAGATATCGTTGCCGATATCCTCAAAGTACTTCACCATCCCTGTCGTCAGCTTCCCCGTCACTGGGTCAACGGGTACCGTCGTTTTCACCTTCTGCAAGTAAGCCGCATACAGTTCCCGTATCACCTTGCAGTTCGTCCGGCTCATAGCAATAGTGCTTTCGCTCATGTTCCCATCCTTGTCCACCACAATCCGGGCGCACACATGGTCATCATTCAGACACACCACTCCGGAGTAATATTCCCCCAGAATATAACCTTTCGCATTCAGGCTCTCCAGCTCCTTCTCTTTATCCTTCACCCGTTCATGACTCGACAATCCCGCATTCACCCAGTTTCCCCGGTTCGCATCCGTCAGTATCATTGTAGCCACCTCGCCGATGTTGTACGATACA